AGTAATTGAATGTATTGATTACATCGAAAGCCACGCCTTTGATTTTATTGAAGGCAACATCATTAAATACGTCACTCGGCACCAACACAAAAACGGTACTGAGGATCTCAAAAAGGCTCGGTGGTATCTCGACCGGCTGATCAAACGATCAGAAGAGTGGGACGCCCGGCACTCTAAACAGTTCAACCTCTACAAAGAAGTTCTTGACGATGCTGACTTCGAACTCCGAATTAGTACGGACTTGGATGCTCAAAGCGGACCAGCTAATCAGTCCTGATGACGAGCAGCGCGAACAGCAACTCACCTACGTCGAGGAGGAGTTCTACGAGCTTATGTATGCCTATCGCAACGAGGCTCGGCCACAGATTATTAAGGAAGCCTGCGACCTCCTATGGGTCACTTACGGCTTGCTCCATACTCTTGGCGTGGACCCTGATGATGCTTTTGAGCGAGTCTATCTATCCAATTGGTCGAAGTTCCCCTTCACCAAGGTGGATGGAAAAGTCCAAAAAGGACCTAACTACAAACCCGCAGATCTCTCAGACTTATGAAAGACTACGAAGAAATCCTTAAACGGATTCCTCAGCAAGCTTGGCAATACCTTGAAGCCGAGTACGAGGAAGCCGAAGACGGAGAAGGACTGATTCAGTTCTTTTGGGATGAAGAGGCTCATCCTGAACTTGCACCACTGAACGAACTTGACGACGATCAGTGGAACGACTTTGTAATTACTTCACTCAACCGCTCACTTGACAATGAACTCGCTGCAATCTCTGAACCCGGCAATCGCGATGACGGGGAGGGTGGAGAGCTGGATCAAGAATCCGACTCGGAGGTACCCAGTTAGCTGTACTGTATTCGTCGTTGAAGACACGATGGATGAACATCCAGATGGTCTGGAAGGTTCTTGGCAGTTTGCTAGCAAAGCTCTTCGTTATGGTGCAGGCGTTGCTGTCCACCTGTCGAAGCTTCGTCCTCGGGGTACCGAAAACAGCCACGGAATGGTTGCTTCAGGTCCTTGTGGGTTCATGGAGATTTACTCCAAGTTCAACGAGATCCTTCGTCGTGGTGGAACGTACCGTAATGGTGCGATCGTTGCTCATCTTGACGCAGATCATAGTGACATTCTGGAGTTTGTTAATTACGATCGAGCTCGTATTCCTTGGCTCAAGCGCTGTGTCAATGTTGATCCTGACATCATTAATTACCCCGACAAGCTGAAGGCAATCATGGACGCAGCCCGTAAGGGTGACGTTTGGATTGTTAAGAAGCAATACGACGCAAACGGGGAACGGATCTACTCCAACGTGTGTCAAGAGATCTTGCTCAAGAGCCGGGACACCTGCCTCCTGTCTCACATCAACCTGGGTCTCACCACAATCAAAGAGATTCCCACTGCGTTTGCTGATGGGATGAGGTTCCTTTGTGATCTCTACACTCAGACTGGTGTTGATGAGTCTGGCATTTACAGCCGGAAGGATAACCAAGTTGGTCTTGGTGTTCTTGGTCTCGCCAACCTGTTGGCTATTGAAGGGGTGACTTACAAGGAGTTCGTCGAGGCTCTTCGTAAGCAAAACCTTGGTGTGGGTTCTACCGGCAACAAAGCTGGTGAGATTGCACGAGCGATCTTTGTAGGGTTCATGGAGGCCGCTAAGGTGGCCGCTGAGTACAAGATGTCTCGAGCGTTCACCGTGGCTCCTACAGCCTCTTGTGCGTACCGCTATGTGGACCGTGAGGGCTTTACTACGACCCCTGAGATTGCCCCTCCGATCAGCCGAAAGGTAGATCGTGATAGTAGTACTCTTGGCGTCCAGAGCTATGAGTTCAATCCCAAATGTGAGACCTCAGAAGAGGTTGGTTGGGATACGTTCTTTGAGCTGAATTGTGAGTGGCAGAGGCTCATGGATAGCACGGGAATGGCTCACGCAATTTCCATGAATTGGTGGTCTGATATGACAACAATGGACCGCGAATTTATGGCACGATGGTTGAACTCCCCCTTGAAGAGTTTGTATTACTCTCTTCAAGTAATGTCCGACACGCAAGACAAAACCGACGCCTACGCAGCGATTAGCGACGTAGATGTTGAGGCTTATCTTGCGGGCATTCTTGATGGGGATTCGGCACCTGAATGTAATTGCGCAGAATGAACCCGTATCAGAAACTGCTCGCTCGTAAGCGTACTTGGACTCCTGTTCAAACTACCGCTGGCAAATTGAAAGAGGGCTCGGAGGAGGCGATCTTCCGGGCTCTCGCCCTTCGACAGCTTGAGCTGCCTGTCGGGGAGTTTATCGGTGATGCTCTAAAGTCCGAGGTGCCGGAAACGGCTCGTGAACTCCTTCTTACCAACATCAAAGACGAGGAAAACCATGACCTTGCCTTGGGATACGCAGCTAGTGCGCTCGGCACAGATAGCCAAGCAGAAGCGGAAGCGGCTCGCCTCCGAAAAGCTTGGGAAGATCATCCAGACCACACCGTACTCAAAGCACTGGTGGCTGAGAGAAGCATATTCTTTGTTATCCTCCCCTTCTTCCGGTTCAACGGTGACGCTGGACTGAGGACCATTTCTGCGGACATTAGTCGTGATGAACAAGTCCACGTCGCTACCAATAGCTTGGTATGTCGTGAGCTTGGTCTCACTGTGTCTCCTAGTTTGGATCGCCTCAGGAAGGCAACCATTAATTGGGTGATGCAGCCTCTGGGTAAGTCTGATGACAAGTACATCGACAGGCAGTTCTGGCTGGATCAAAGCGACAGCTTGATGTACGCAGGAAAAGCAGAAGGTCTTATCGAGACTCAACGTGCTCGGATGCCAGCGTTTTTCGAGATGAGTAACTCTGATCTCCCGAGCTACGCTTGATATAAATAAGACTTTTTGGGCCATGGCGTTTCAATTCAACACTAGAGGTAGAGGAGAAACGCCTGCTCAACAAGCGCTGCGTTTGGTTTCAACAGCAGCTAGCCAAATTCAAAACTTCCAAGAACGTCAAAAGTTTCTTAGTGATTTTGGTTATAGCGAAATTACTGCTAGAGGCTCTTCAACTGGTAGAGCGATTGTTTCGGGTCAACCTGCAGATGCAAGCGCCGCACGAATTGTTAAAGCGTTTGAAAGTCAACCTAAAACTACTTCTCCAGCTCTTTCTATTAGAGGAACTTTAGGAGGTCCTACTTATAGCGTTCCAAAACTTTACGAAGCCATTGGTGAGACTCCTAAACAAGAAGCTGAACGTAAACGTGAAGAAGCTCGTTTAGAAGCAGAGCGTCCGTTTCGAGAGTTAGCAGCAGCAGAAGAATCTCTACGTCAACAACAAGCTGCTTACCAAGCTCAACTTGCAGAAGAAAGCCGTCTAAAGGCTCAATACGCTGCAGAACTACAAGCAACAGAAGCTAAAGCTCGGATTGCTGGTAAACGTAGCGCAGCTACTTCAGCTCGAGTTAGATCTCAAGCGCAATTAGAAGCTACTCAAGTTCAACAGCAAGAACAAAAGACAGCTTTTCAAGCCCAGCAAATGCAACGCGCTGAGCGCACAGCAGGGGCTACCGTGGGTCAACCTGGACGTTCTCGTACTCGAGTTAGTACCGGCCTTGCTATTGGCGGCTATGGTGGTAGCGCCGCTTCTCGAGTCAGTCCAACTGGCTTGAATATATGATTCCGTACATTGATCCAGAGATTATCAAATATCTCGAGGAAATTTATCCTGATAAATGTCCTGACCTTAGTATGGAAGAGAAACTTATTTGGTTTTCTGCTGGTCAGGTGTCAGTTGTGCGCCATTTAAGGGATCAGTACAACCTCCAAGAGGAGACAAAGTATGTTTAACCTTGGCCGCCACGACGCAAAGTTTGTTGAGCCTGAGTTCTTTGTAGACCCTCTTGATGAGCGGTTTACAGGTGTTAACAATGAAATCCTGCCGATTGTTGTTGGCGCACTGATTGCTGGTGCTACAGCGTACTCGGGCTATAAAGCTTCTCAAGCAGCAGATCGACAAGCAGAAGCAGCTAGACAGCAAGCACAAGCTCAACGAGAGGCAGCTCTTGCTCAAGTGCGTCAGATGCAAGCTGAAGCTCAGCAACGTTCTCGAGAGTTTCAGCAGTCAATTCAGCAAAGCCAAGCTGCTACAGCACAAGCTGCTAAGCAAGCTGAAATGGCACAGCAAACCGCTATGCGGCAAATTGCTCAGCAGAAATCTTCTTCTGCTCTTGCCATTCAACAGCAACAACTTCAATCTGCGATTCAACAGCAGATGAGTGCTACGCCTGTTGGACAAAAGGTTCGTCGTCGTGTTGGTACGCCAGCTGACTTGCGTACTAGTTTGGAGATACAATCTCCTCTTGCTGGGGCTGGAAGTGGCCTTGGTATTGGAACAGAAACTACAGCTGGTGGTTTGAATGTCTAACGCTGCGGCTCGTTATTCGGCGCTTGAGCCGGAAAAGACTATTTACCTTGATCGAGCTATTGAGTGCAGTAAGTACACTCTGCCGACTCTTATTACCGATAACGACCGTAGCACCGGTAAGAATATTTATACAAAGATTGCTACCACCTACCAAGGCCTTGGTGCTCGTGGTGTAAACAATCTGGCTAGCAAACTGCTGATTGCTTTGCTG